TTTTTCGTAATCATTTGAGCCCAAACTTATAATAACTGTTTGTGCTTTTAGATTAGTTTTATTATAAGTAAGATTATAGTTTTTGCTGTTGATGCCCTGTTGTACATATACTGTACACTTAGGTCTATACAAGCCCACACCAACAGCAATACTATCGCCCAAAATCAAGCATTCAAGCATATTAGAGAGTTGCGCCTCCAATCTGTCTGTTGCATGGGCACAATTCTTCTGTCTGTAATGCATCAAGAATACGCAATGTCTCTTCTGGATTACGACCAACATTCAAGTTGTTGACTGTAACATGCTGAATGACATTCTTTGGGTCAACAATAAATGTTGCTCTTAGTGCAGCACCCGCATTATGTTCGAATACACCCAACTGATCTGCAAGACCTTGAATGACAGTACCCTCTAAGTCCTCTAAATTTTTATATGTAACCTTATATCTTCTAGTATCAGCAAACATCCAACTGTTAGTCTTCTTCAAATCTTCATGATGATTACGCCATGCTAACTTACAGAACTCATTATCGGTTGAACCGATCAACAGTACAGCGTTACGGTCTGCAAAATCCTTGTTCAACTTGTCATATGCAACGATTTCTGTTGGGCATACAAAAGTAAAGTCTTTTGGATAAAAAACGATGACCTTCCACTTGCCTTCAAAACTATTTTCAGTAATAGTTTCAAACGCATCATCTGGTGTCAACACGCCTGGCTTTACGCCAGTCATAGAAAATGGCTTCAATTGGTATCCTACTGTCTTCATAACAACTCCTTTGTTCGTGTATATATCTGTAAAAATTAGTCGATAAAAATAATTGATTATGCTTTGGGATTGGTCTTTGTATTTTTCTGTGATTTTAATTTTTGTTGGTTAGACCTTGACCACGGGGCATTAGCAGCCTGATTGTTTCTTATGATGTGCTTTATAAGTTTTTTGCCCGTATTCAGATTGCGTAAATCTATCATGAATTTATTTATCGTCCACAACTATCCAACCTAATTTTAATAAGTCGGCACGAATTTCGTCGGTGACACAACCTTCAACGACATACTTATTAGGTGCTTCGTTACCTCGCATACCCGAACAATACCAATCTATATAGTCACCTTCTTGTCGCATATCAGCAATAATACCACCGGCACTTCTCCAACTACATCCCCAGTGTTTATCTTGAAGTATGGGCCATACATCATTTTTTACAAAGTCATTATTACACATGGCTGCATATAAGTTTTGTGCATATACATCACTGGTTCTGACTTTTTCTAATATCCAATCAGTGGTCAACAAGTCATATTCAAGATTGTCTATTTTAAAGTTTGGGTCATCTTGTCTTTTTTCAAGAAATTTTATTGCCCAGTCATGTGATGCCAATTGGTCTGGATCAGGGTTTTCACCCTTTTCAATACAGCGTTTTATGTACGCTTCTTTCAAAAAAGTACCGCGTTGAGGACTTTTGCTGATTTTCACTGATTACCCTTTATAAAAAATATGATCGCCTATCTTGATTATTTTTGTCAATCTCCATCTTGGATTGACATAATCAGCATGATAATATAAGGCTTCTTCAAGAATATCAAGTTTATAGTTTTCCAAAAGAACCTTTTTGGCTACCTCATAACTTTCTTCATATACTGTTTTGTTTTTTATTTTATTTCTTAGACGAGAAACACAATACCAACTGAATTGACAAACTGTTTTGTCATTTCTTATTGTTTTTTGTTTTACTACTTTGCAAATATTTTTGGGAAATTTTCCGCTATTAGCACGATTTAGTGTTACTTGCGCTACTGCCACCTTACCATCAAAACTTTGATTGCCCGCTTCATGATATATGTTGGTAGCCAAACAGTCTAGACTGTCTTTTAATTCAGTTTCTGACATCTTGCGTACATTTATTATGCTATCATCTAGATGTAAATATGGCTGAATTGCAAAGGCATTGATACCATGTAATACTGAAAATGAGAATAATGTCATTGCAATAATCATAAAAAACAGTTTTATATTATTCATGTTGGCTCCTATTTTCTAGTATAGTACTTAGACTATAGCAAACAACCAAAACTGCTACTAGAATTTTGGGCTTATTTTATCCAACAATCACAATTGCATTCTATGACTTTATCAATAGCATTTGCTATGTTATATGTGCTAGGAAATAATGTAGTTCCTGTATAGTTAGTATCAAGTTCGACTGGTAAAGGCATAGTTATTGCAAAATTAGGCACATTTCCGTCTTCTGATATAAAGTTTTCGGGCGCAAGAACAGGACCAAACCCAACCGGTACCGTAGTATTTACGATTGGGCATTCAGTGCCATCTAGTAGAGGATTTATAGAACCTGTTGTAGTTTGAGTTATCAATCTCAATTCGTCTATCGTGCAATCATAATATGCATAAGGTTCTGTATTTTGTGGCCATGCAGGTATAGTATAGATGCACCCATTTTCTGATTCTATGCCTTCAACTGCGCCGCACAAAACCCCATTTACAATCAATTCTTTCTTCAAGTTGTCATTGAGGTCACTTTGTAAATTATTATCCAAATCAATGCCTATTTCTGCCAAACGGTCTTGATTTCTTTCTTGACGCATCATAGCTACAATGCTTTGACCACCAGGTGAAGTAAGGTCACTTATATGCTCTAGTGTTTGTGCTGTCATATGGGGTTCAATCTTTTTAGCAAAATCAGGAATACTATCTACAAAGGCATAAAAAGATGTGGGGTAATTTGATAATCTATCATCATATGGTACGGATACGGGACCTATACCGTTGTATCTTGCTCTTTGTTCGTGCTTAAGTGCTATTCCTGTTATGTTCCACAATGTGTTAAGTATTTTACTGTTTTGAAAATTTTCAGCAGATGATGTGGATATATTTTGTATCTCATTGTTTGCTGCATCTATATAATTCTGTATTATATTGTTATACCCTATATTGTCTACTGCATAGTCTATGCCAATTGGACTATCTATAACTACTGGACCTGCAGAACCCGTGTATATTATTTCTACTAATTTTCCAAAAGTTTCTAAATTATTAGGGTCCGTACCTATAACTGCTGTGGCAGCATTACCGTTAACTGTGACATTAGGAGGTCCGCTATTGTCTCTACCATAGCCTCCCCCTCTATTTGTATATGTGAAAGAAACACCATCATATGTTGCTGATGCTTTTTCCCATGTCACTGCTAGATATAAATTTTGATATATGTCGTACAATGTTTGTGTTTCTAGTTCTTGTATTTTTGTGTACAATTGCACCCAGGGATAGGGCAACCCAGTCATTGCACCAAAGAAATTACTTGTAGTATAGGTACCATATACACCGCTGCCTAATGCTGTTTTTATTTTTGCAGTAGTAGACAATGGTAAATCAGTTGGTATGTCTGTTCCTGCTGTTAGTGGCAACCCAATTGTGCTTTCCATGTTATATGCAACTTTCGCAAAATCTTCAATATTGATTTTGTCTATGTTTTTGATTTGTTGCATACTAATACTAAATGCACCCGCTAGTACTGCCTGGTCGTCAGGTATTATGCCATACAAATAACTGTCATAGCCTTCTCTTGGTATTTGAAAATTGAGTTCTTGTGCCATATTAGTTTTTCGCGTATTGATATGCTTGGTCTATGAGTACATTGTGGTGTAGTATGTATGAGCCGGGTTTTTCGCCTGCCCAAAAACTATGATCACCTGCGTCTACTACTCTTACAAATTTCATGCCTACATCTTCTAGTTGTATAACTTCATCATACCATACACTGTTGTTTCTTCTTACTGCTACTCTTAATCCATATAATTCTGTTGCAGGCATGTATCCTTTTTCTTTAGTAAGTATTCGTGCAGTAGTAGAACACACCAATGATATGCCATCTGTTGTTACGATTCGTAGGCACGGTTGATAATCATTTAATGCCATTTTTATTTTGCCTGAAACAATTTTCAGTTCATCTGTGCCTAAACTCAATTCCATATTTGATTCAAGCATATATGCATTGGTTATAGGTCTATTATTGTGTTTGATTTCATGTTCGACTAATGGTATATAACTTTCAAGTGCTACACATCCGCCTCCACCAATAATATTATTAGGAGGATCGATGATAGTTGGAACTATTATGCTAGGTTCAACTGGTTGTGGGATTGCGGGTGGTACTATAGTACCTACAATTGACTTAATTTTAGGCGTCACTAGTTGCGGATTCAATTCTTGTTTTATGAAGAGCAAATAATAAGTTTTACTATTAGTTGGTCCAGGACTTGTGTTATAAACAGGTACGGTCAATGTTGTAAAACTCTGTGGGAAAAGTTTTTTCACAGATAACAAATCTGCCAAAGTATTGATGCCTTTAGTTCTGCAATTAAGTGTAATCAATATAGTATTAAGGTCAATTCCCGCTATTACTAAAAATGCACCATATATTTTTTGTTCTTGTAATTTAGTAGGCGTCGTGTTGCCGTTAGATATATTTTCAATTTCATTTTGATTTAATTCACTTGCTAGCAACGCTAGTATAACTGATTGTGTTAATGCATTATTATTTTTAAGTGTTTGCAACAAATTAGAAGGTAATCCAAAAGTCTTAATATGTCTCAAATCAATTGCTTTTCCTAAATTTAATAAATCTTGTCCAAAAGCCTTACTTGATAATGATACACCTGCTATATCCGCTGATATCAAATCATTTTGATTACTATATGTACCTTTTAAGAAATTTTGGCTGTCTTCTATTGCATATATGGCTTGATTACTGAAATTTACAAAGCCGTCTGCTGTCATAAAACTATCAACGAAATCTTTATATTCGGGTGAACCCACAGGCGAATTATTCAATTGTTCAACTGTTTCCCCATTGAAGTTGAATTCATTATATGCCTGCAATGCCATACACCGTATCCAGCCCCACTGTGTTATGTTTCTGTTTGGCACTTCTAAATAATTGCCTGGATTGTCAGGGTCTTCAACAGTTGCTAAAAAGGGATACCAACTTGCACATTGTCCCTCATTTTTATATGCTTCTTGTTTGTTGGTAAGATTGTTATATTCCGGTGCGTCCCAACTATAAAATCCATATCCGGCATTTGCAGGTGCACCTGCTTGTGCGTTTTTATAAAATTCTTGATGTTTATTTGTCCATACGCCGCTAGGGTCAGTAGTTTCATATGTGGGCGGCGGGCTATTACCCAAAGCAGGTATTCTACTTTGTCCTATATTTAATAAATTGTTATAAGTCTCACTATCTACAGTATATGTTCCTGTGGGTGTAACAGGGTCGGTTTGACTTGCTGCTCCCCTAACATACGCATTTTGTATTGCATTTGTTATGAATTTTAAGCAGGTATCATTTACAATTTTGCCTGATTGATAGTCACCGTCAGTTTTTTTGCTGACGCCCATATAACTTTGTGCTGTAGGATTGATGTAAAATCCCGTGTTCTGCAACAGAGAACCCAAAACATTTACACCTAGTGGACTTTGTTTACCTGTGTTTGACATAATTATGGGACAAATACATTGTCACTACCTTCAACTATTGTATGACCGCATGTAGTATTGGTAGTGACTCTTAACACAGGTTCACCTTCAGCAAATACAGTTGGACTTCCCTCAGTAGTTTTGGCTGCTTTATGTTTATTTTTGTTGGGCCTGTGCTTTGTTATTTCACTTACATGCAGACCCACGGCTATCCCATTACAAAATACCGTTTCAGCACCGCGAACAATTTGTCCGGCTTCGCTGTTTTTGTCGCCTTTTCTACTGAGTTTTTTTCCCGCCATTAACTTATCCTATCAATACCTTCTTGTTTGGCACCTGTAGACCGGTTGTTGCTTCAATATACTTTGTCTTTACATTGTCATCAGTTTCGGCTACTAGTGATATACTAGTATTATTTAGTCTCACAGATTCACGCATATTGTATGTGAACATACTAGGCACTAACCCAAGATTGCCGCTAGCATTGGGTCCAATGCTTACTGGTTCAGATATCATTAAATGGTCATTTGCTACTGAAACGACCTTAGCGACCAATTCTTCACCGCTATTCAACTTGAATGTATAAATCTCATCTACTTTTAGTTCCATTTTATTTTACCTCATTGAAATATTTCACTAAATCGTCGTGTCCACCGATAAGTTTATCGTCTAAAAATATCTGCGGAACAGTTCTTGCTGTAGGCACACTTTCTAATAGTTGTTGTTTTGTCCAACCATTGCCTATCACTCTTTCTTCGTAGGGTATTCCTTTTTGCTCCAACAACTGTTTGGCGCGGATGCAATAAGGACACATATCTTTGCTCCAAATCGTAGCCTTCATGAAATTCTCCTTGTGTTAGTATTATATATTACAACGAAGGCAGTTCGTCATAATTTAATTGGTCACTCATTACACCAAGTACATAATTAGTACTTTCGTTTTCTTGTAGTGCTGTCTGCTTTTTGTCTGTTTGACTATGCTTATTAAACCACGGTATGGGCGTAATTTTTGGTGCAGGATTTTGATATTTGATACCAATTTCTTTAAGTGCTGTGTTGGCTGTATAGTCAACAAAATCTTTCAATATGTTGCTGTTTAGTCCAATCACACTACCTTTACTGAATAGATAATCTGCCCATTCTTTTTCTTCTCGTATGACATCCATGTACATCTGATAGACTTCATGTTCACACTCTTCTTTTGCTTTTGCAAATCTACTATCTTCTTTGACTACCTGATTGATTATCCAAGCAGTCCACTCTTTGTGTAGTAACTCGTCTTGCAATATCAAACTGATGATATTACCGTTACCAATAAAAATCTTGTTTTCTACCATTGCAAGACTGGTAGCAAAACTTACCATAAAGCGAAGAGCCTCAAGCGCATAACTGGCATTTAGTGCTAGCCAAATTGCCTTGATATGTTCATTTTCTTTTACTCTCTCGCCTGCTTCGATACGGCAGTTGAGTAGATGCAATTCATCATAGTACTTGCCAACGCTGCTTGCCATATCAACAATTTCTTTTGTGTCGTGAATGTTATTGAAAACATCTTTTGGTACATTATAGATATTGCGTATAATATGGCTGTAAGATTTAGAATGTATCGCTGTTTCAAAAAATCCCCAATTATACATCAAGGCTTCTAGTTCAGGTAAAGAACAAACTGGAACAAATACTTGTGTTGGACCTCTACCTTGTAGACTGTCTAGTGCAGTCTGTCGCAATAGATTACTTGTAAAGATATGTTTTACAGAGTCACTTGCTTCTTTAAAATCATTAGCATCTTTAGTAAGACTGATTTCTTCTGGAATCCAAAAGAAACCTCTTGCAGTCTGCTCATACTTTTGCAATTTATTATATTTTACCTCTTCGAACCGTTGTATGGTCACAGGTCCTGCAGGGTCTAGAAATAATTTTCTAGTTAAATAGTTTGTATTTTTTGAAAGATCGTATTGTGCTTTACTCATTTGTATTGTATGTCCTTTTAAAAATGTCTGCCTTAACTACACCGTAATCACCGGGCCCATGTCTTACAATATAATCATTGCCTGTAGTGTAATTTAGTGTTTCTCCCCATGATGTCTTTACACTGCCATCATGGTCAGCAAGTTTGGCTACCTTCATAATCTTTTTTGGAGTGCAAACTCCATTACCTAAATCATCTTTAAGTTCGTTGAACTTTTGAGGAGGTATAGGATATTGTTCTCCTTTAGGTCCAGTCAAAATATAGTACCCTGCTTTATAGTTAACAGGGCCCTCTAATGTTTGAATAACTCCGTCCTGTTGTGCAATCTCGTATTTTTCTTTTGCTGGCTTTTTATAAGTTTGGAATCCATCTTTGAACCAATCATCGTTCAATGTATCTTCCATTAGATTCAATAAATTTCTCATAATTTACATGACTCGCAATCATCATCTGATAGTTCAATATTTTCTACAGATATATTCGCAACAACTTCTTGTTCTTGGACCTTTGCGCCCTGTTTAGAAATCAAACTGTAGTAAAAGGTCTTAAGACCCCACACATGTGCTTGCATTAAATTCTTAGCAATAAGCGTAGTAGGAACCTTTCTGCCAGCAAAGTGTGCAGGATTATAGAAAGTATTTGTGCTTATACTTTGATCGATATATGCAGCCAACACGGCTGCTGTTTTCAAGTAACCAATGCAATCAGTCTGTTCCCACATTAACTGATATTTGTTCTTTAGTTTGTTGTACTCTGGTACAACTTGTGTGAAACTTCCTGCCTTGCTTTCTTTGACAGTAATCAAACTCATTGGCAACTCAATGCCATTAGTGCTGTTGATTACAACTGAACTTGACTCTACTGGTGCAATGGCCATTTGTGTAGCATTTCTTACACCATACTTTTTCATTTCAGTTCTAAGTGTTTCCCAATCTAATTCGGGTGTAAAGTCCGTAAGTTCGTTGATACCCTTTGCTCGTAGTTCCCAAGGGAATATACCTTGTCCATAGCGTGTATTGTCGCTGTCTACGCATTTACCTCGTTCTTTGGCTAGTTCAACTGATGCTTCGGTAAGGTAAAATGCTTGATGTTCCATCCAACTCTTTACTTCTTCTAGACTGTTTGGTTCACCGTACTTTAAATTACGCTTGGCATGCCAGTATGCTAGGTTAGTTACACCTATACCCAGTGGTCTGATTTCATCATTTGACAATTTGCTTTGAATACTCAAGAAATCTTGATAGTCAAGAATATTGTTCAATGAACGGTGTAGTATTCTACATGCTCTACGCATATCTTCTGGGTTACGGAATGCACCCCAATTCAAACTACCCAGTGTGCATAGGGCTATTCTTCCCTCAGCATCATCTAATCTTTTAAATGGCTTTGTGGGTAACAAAATCTCTAAGCACAAGTTAGACTGATAGATTGTATGAAATTCTGGGTCAAACGGGCCCTGATTCATGACATTATCTATGAATACAAGATATATACGACCCGTATCTGTTCTTTCTTTCAGTATTCCACCTTTGAATACTTCTTCAGCACTCATGGTCTTTTTACGCAAATCTTTACGCTTTTCATATTTGATGTAAAGTTCTTCAAACTTCTTGGAATTTGTATAGAAAGCCTCGTATAAATCAGGAACTTCGTTGGGGTCAAAAAATGTTATGTTTTCACGGTTTTTGAACCTTTTAAAGAAAAACGCTGATAGTACTACGCCATAGTCCATATGTCGCACTCTAGTTTCATCGGTTCCTTGATTATTCTTCAATACAATCAAATCGTCAAACTGATAGTGCCATATAGGATAGAATATAGTTGCTGATGCATTACGAATGCCGCCCTGACTGCAACTACGCAAATCACCATACCACTTCTTTAGGAATGGAATCATACCAGTATGCATGACTTCGCCGCCGCGAATGGGGCTACCTAATGGACGCAATCTACCAATCTCAAGACCAATGCCAGCGCGTTTGCTAGCATATTTTGCCATCATTTCTCCACTAGCAAATATACTGTCCAAATCATCATCGCTACGAATGAGTACACAGCTAGAAAACTGCTTTGTTGGAGTCCCCAAACCAGCCAATACAGGAGTCGCAAGAGTAAATAACCCATCACTGCTGCAATTATAATATTCTCTGATGTAGCGTAGTCTTTGATTTTTGTCTTCATTGTGGAATACAGTTGCGGCTGCAACCATGTAGCGAATTTGAGGTGTTTCATAAATTTCCTTTGTAGCACGATTGCGTACCAGATACTTTTCAATCAACTGTTCGATAGCAGCATATGAATATAGTTCGTCCTTTTCATGGTCTATGAACTCATCCATTTTGTTGAATTCTTCTTCTGTATACCATGATAATAGTTCATTAGTGTACAAACCCAACTCAACATTTTTCTTTACTATAGTATATAGATTAGGCGGTGTATAACTACCATAAACATCTTTGCGCAGCATAGATAGTCTTTGCTTACCAGCAGCATACTGATAATTTGTGTGACCTATATCTGGATTAGTATCACTGTCAATCAAGTCTACGATTGCTCTTAAAGTGATTTCATCGATTTCTCTTGTAGTAATGCCGTCATGAAAGTGAGGCTGTGCTTTAATCTCAATCATTGATTGAGATATGTCTGCTATGCCATTGCAAATCTTTGCTACTTGTGCCTGCCATTTCTCAATGGCTAGAGGTTCTGATTTCCCAGATCTTTTTATTACATTTATTTTCATTATTAACCTATCTTAGAATGAAGTGGTGTTAAGTCGTGTTTTCTAATTATCACAAAATCAGTGATGTGATTATTTAACACCGTGCCTGGCCAGTAATTCAACACATATTTTGCGTCATCAACCAGGACTAATACCACCTCGTTGTTATTATCGTCTACTGCGTCTACAAGTTCAATACTTTTGTTGCCCAGTAACAACAGTGTATATACCATGCCCAATGCACGGGCATAATTGCAATATGTATTGTCTGACAATAACTGCCAGGGGCTTGGCCAATCCTTTATGAAATCGGTATGTAAATAATGTTGTTGAATTGGTGACTTTTGCCAAAAGTCATCTATGGCTACACACTGAGTAGCCATAGATTTATTTGCTATACTGTCTCGTAATTTTGACCAAGTTTTAAGTCTTGATTCATAATCAAGAATAAAAATGTTAGTCACATCTTACTGCTGGTCAGTAGTGTCTTCTTTAGCTGGAAGTTGTGCTTCTGCTTGCTGCTTGATATTTAGTGCAAGCGGCCACAAACCCAACTTAGTTGGCAAATCGCCCAATACCTGCAAAATAGTATTAACTTCATCAACTGTTAATGATAACTTTATTTCCATAATTACAAACTCCTTGTCAACTTATTTATTGATAAGAAAACATTCCCTATTTTTTACCAAGGCAATGGGGGAGCAACTATGGGCGGATTAATTTGATTGTCTATCTGTCGTTGTACAGATAACTCTGTGCTATCTTTATCAACACTAGTATTCCAGCACCATTCTAACACTTGTTCAAGTGTTAGATCTTCATATGGTGTAAAAGACGGGCCTTCTACTATACTGAACGAACATGTTCCATATGCATATGCTTCATAAGTATTATCATCGTTTGTTTCTAGACCATTACACTGCCAGTGTGCAGTTACTACATAGTTTGGTCCTTCTGGTGTATTTGGTACGCAGTCTAGTTGCGAAATATTCCATGTAAATGTTGCAGACATTTATAATTCTCCTTAATTTTTATTGTTTATTTGGTTTTCCAAAACAGCGACTTTTTGTTTCAATTCGTTAATCATTTCTTGTTGTTCTTGCATTGCTTTAGTTAGCAATGGAATAATGTTTTGATATGCAACATTGAGATGTTCAGGGCCAGATTGTACCAAACCATCAAGATATGATTTACCCTCAAAAGCCTGTTGAAGTTCTTGTGCGATAAAGCCGGTTTGTGTAGTTTGATCTTTGCTGTATTCTGATTTATATTTGAATGTTACTGGTCGCAATGTGTTAATTAGATCAATACATGAATCCAATGATTCAATATTAGTTTTTAATCTTTCATCTGACCCGTTAACATAGGCTCCAGCACCCCATACACCAGTACCATTGACTTGAAGATTATATGCGCCCTGATCTGTAGTTCCAGCAATGTATACTTCTCCGCCACTAGTGATACGCATACGCTCAAGTGCGCTGGTGCTAAATAAAAGAGGAAATGCGCCGCGAACATTGACGATTCCGTTGCCGGTCGTATCAATACCAAACCAAGTTCCATCAAGCCCTGTGTTGCTGTTACCAGCAGACATGATAGCGTTGGTTGAGCCACTGCGATATAAACTTAATACTTGTGTTGGTGCGTTGCCTTCCGCAAGACTGAGATTGCCCGAAGAGTTTAGTAAAAGATTATTTACCCCGCTTCCGTTCGTTTGCACCCCGAAAGAAGAACCACCAAACAATGTAGCCAAAGTTGTAGTCGCGCTCGTGGTACTAATTGTGAATCCAAACGAACCCGTTGAATCGTTTTGACGGTATGCGTTGCCCACAACATGAAGTTTTTGAGCAGGTGAGGTTGTCCCGATGCCGAGGTTGCCTGAGGAGTCAATGGTTGCCCTATGTTGCAAGACATTAGAATCGTCCGATGTGTAGAATATTAAATTACCGCCGTTAAAATTAGCAAAGCGATTTAAAGAAGCGATCCTTCCTGTTTCACGAAGCGCACTGCCACTCCTAAATGAAAATATTGATCCTGCAGGTGTAGCAGCAGAACCGTCGATTGGTGAAGTCAGGCGAATCGTTCCTTCAACGCCAAACGCAGATTGCACATCAAGTCTTACGGCAGGTGAAGTCGTCCCGATGCCGAGATTACCTACAGAATCAATTCGCATACGCTCAGCCATACTGGCTGAACTTGCTGGCTGTGAATAAAATACAAGCCCGCCGCCAAAGTTGCCATTGTTTTCGGTTTTTACACCATATATGCCACCGGTTCTGATCGTAGTAGTTTCGCTGTTAAAGTATCTTTGCGCAAATACTATACCTGCACCAAGAGCATCGGCAGACCCAGATGTAGAATAATCTGTGGCTATTCTTACAGTTCCGGCTGTATCATTAAGTGAACCAATCGGGCCTAAAATTGTAAGTCTTGCAGGCACGGTTGATGTGCCGATGCCGACATTGCCACCAATCGTGATGCGGAACCGCTCCGTGCCGGTGCTGAAACTGTTTGCACCGCTGCGGTACACCAACGCATCGTCGCCCGCAGGGAAGCCCAAGATGCCCGAGTCGCGGATGCCGGAAACGCCCCAACGAATGAACGGGGAGAAGGAATCACTAGGCGCGACGACAAGGACTTGTGAATCTGCGCCAGAGTTCAACGAGCGAATGTTGCCAGCAACATCGAGTCGAAACCCGGGCGAACTCGTCCCGATACCAAGATTACCGGCAGAAGTTAATCTCATGTGTTCTGTAAGAAGAGTATTTCCCCCAGAATTTTGTGTGTAAAATAACAATGCTCCTGCATAACTACCTGCGGTTGCAGATTCTTTGACACCCTGTATACCACCAAATGCATAATCTGCTGTGGCGTTATTAGTTTTACCACCAAATACTATAGATGGGCCAACATCAACACCTGCGGTTGCTGTAGATACAAGTCTTAAAGTTTGAACTCCAAACCCTGGTATTCCGCCTGTTGAAGAGTGTACATCTAATCTACCGTTTGGTGAACTCGTCCCGATGCCGAGGTTGCCGCTGCTGTCCACATACCAGCGATATGAAGAGGTCGTGTTATTCCACAACCCAAAATCACCAACACTTCCTGCTCCAAGAGAGTAATTTGAGCCTCCAGTTGAACTGGTAAGAGTTAAAGCAGCAGTAGTTCCAGATATTTGCAACTGACGGCTAAAGCCTGCGGTGTTTGTGGGGCTTGTCGTGCCAAGACCGAGGTTGCCGCTGTTGTCTAGGCGGGCGCGTTCGGTGCCGTTGGTTTGCCAAGTATGTGTGGCGCTGCCGTTGGACGCATCGTGCGTAACAACTCCGCTTGCAATACCAACAAGATATTGAGCGTTTGAAGTCCCGCGAAAAGTTCCAATAACGCCATCATTTGAGCGTTCTGCGTGGATTCTAGTTGCAGGCGATGCCGTCCCGATGCCGAGGTTCGTGCCGTCGAACACCAATGCCGACCCGCTCGTCGCTACTTTGCTGCTGTTCAGATACAACACGCCGTTAGCAGTACCGCCGTTCAATGTAATATGATTTGCTGTTACATTGCCGGTGACACTTAATGAACTCAATGTTCCTAAACTAGTGATGTTTGGTTGAGCAGCAGTAGTCAATGTACCAGCCAATAGACTTGCACCAATTGTACCACTATTCGCATAAACATTACCTGAAATAATATTACCATTTACAGTTAATACATTTGTTGATTTGTTAAATGTTAAATTTGCAGAACCGTTGGCTGCACCGCTATCATTGAATATAACTTGCGTATTACTTCCCGCGACCGGACCTGTTGCTCCGGTTATTCCCGTACTACCTGTCAAGCCAGTAGCACCTGTTAGTCCTGTTAGACCAGTAGCACCGGTTGAACCTTGAATGCCTGTTGCACCAGTTGGACCAACTTCACCTGTGGCTCCTTGAATACCCGTTGAGCCTTGAATGCCTGTTGCACCAGTTGGACCAACTTCACCGGTTGCTCCAGTTAGACCAGTACTACCAATTGGGCCAGTACTACCGGCTGGTCCAGCGACACCAGTACTACCAGTTAGACCAGTACTACCAGTTGGGCCAGTACTACCAGTTGGGCCAATAACACCGGTTGCTCCTGTGCTTCCTGTTTGTCCTGTCGCACCAGTAACACCATTAGTCAATGCTACTATTACATTGGCGTCATTACTAAAGTTCGTACTACCTGCGCCGCCGCTTGAAAGTGATGTTACAGGAATTGTCCAGTAACTATTGGCTGTGTTGTTTGTTGGTGTGCTACTTATTGTCCATTTTTGATAGTTAGCACTGTTTCCCGAATCTTGTATTGTTAATACTTCTGTTTCTTGTAGTAACGCTAAAAATATGTCTATATCGACACCGTTATTAGTTAAATGACTGACATATAAATTAGTACTACTTGTTTGTGTACTATTGTTGTATTGTAAGTAACCATTGCCCGGTGGAGGAGTCTGTGAGTTTGCATTTATTTTGTAATCAAATGCACTTGAACTATATCCTTGCGGACCAGTCGCACCGGTTGGACCCGCTATACCTGTTGAACCTTGAATACCTGTTGCACCAATTGGTCCTGTACTGCCTGTTGCTCCTGTTGGTCCGGTTGAACCTTGAATGCCTGTTGCACCAGTTGGACCAACTTCACCGGTTGCTCCAGTTAGACCAGTACTACCAATTGGGCCAGATGCACCAGTTGGGCCTGTTTGACCAGTAGCACCTTGAACGCCAGTACTACCGATTGGTCCTGTTGCACCACTTGCACCTATACCAGTAGCACCTGTTGGTCCTGTTAGACCAGTTGCACCTGTAGCTCCAACCCCTGTTGCACCAGTCGGGCCTACATTACCTGTAGCACCTGTGATGCCAGTAGCGCCTTGAGCACCTGTAGAACCCATTGCACCTGTTGCACCTGTGCTGCCGACTAATCCGGTTGCTCCAGTAGTACCTACACTACCCTGCGGACCTGTACTACCTGTTGCACCAGTACTACCTTGAGCACCGACACTACCCGCAAGCCCAGTAGCACCTGTTGCACCAGTTGCACCAGTTGCTGAATTTACCCAAGTTAAATTACCTGCACCATCAGTAGATAAGACATATCCTTCTTGACCGCCAGATATGTGTATATTTGATATATTGCCTAAGGTAACATTGCTTTCTGCAACAGTGATGTTGCCTGTTACTAGTCCTTCTTTTACTTCAAAATATTTTATACCCACAGATTATATACCTATTGCTTATATATATTTATGCTATTTGTTCCCATATAATATGAAAACATATAGATTTTAAGTATTCCATAGCAGATTTTAGCCTGCTATGGAATTTTTATTTACAGCAATACAAATTATATAGTTCTGTACTGAGTTACCCAAACAGTTGAAGCAATACTTGAAGGTGTTACTTGCAACTCAATGTTTCCACCTGATATGTTTACAGCAAGTGTACCCGTTGTGCTACCGATATTGACTGCGCCAAATATTGAATAGTCCACTGTTGTTCCATTTGTCACAGCAGTTACAGTAGCAACACTGTACTTACCGCCAGATGAGTCAACACCCTTAACTAACCATTCAACACCAGTTATGCCTGTTACTGATACAGTTGAGATAGCCTGATTTGATGTGATGGCTGATGTTGTTACTTCAGCCCAACGAACCTGCGTATTTCCAACTTGTACTTGACTGTTTGCCTTGACAACATTTGCTAGTAAATTACCTGATAGGTTTAGTCCGCTAGTACTAAACACTGCTGTGTTTGCAGTACCAGTAATGCTTACAGTCACATTACCATTTGCTATTACAGATACATTGCTGTTTCCGTTAGCAATCAATGATGTGTCAATACCTGTCAGGAACGCACCATTACCTGTAAAGTAATTTGCACTGACATTGCCGTTTGCATCACGAACTACAACAGTATTTGCAGTATTTGCAATTGCAGTATTGTAACCATCTAGTAAGTCAGCATTCAAGTTTGCTACCAATGTTGATGACAATACTGTTAATGGAGCAGTACCGTTAGCAACATTTGATATGAACTGAGGAGCAGTAACATTAGCACTTGCTAGTACCTGTGCTGCGCCCAAATTACCAACATTAGCATTACCAGTTACACTTAATGTTCCACCAGTTGATAGATTGCCGCCACTGACATTGCCTGTTGCAGTGATTGAGTTACCTACACCTAAGTTATTAACATTAGCATTGCCTGTTGCATTCAATGTACCTGCAACATTCACTCCGGTACCAGATACAACTAGAATATTAGCATTTCCTGCTGCACTTAGATTGATATTGCCGTTAACAGCCGGTATGCTTACATTACTAGTACCATTTGCAAGTATGCCTTGTAGATTACCTAAGAATGTATTTGCACTTACAACATTAGCACCTGTGATGTTACCACCGCTACCTGCTGTTGTTAGATTACCTACTGTGACATTACCTGTTGCATTCAATGTACCTGCAACATTGACACCGGTGCCTGTGACAACTAGAACATTAGCATTACCAACAGCACTTATGTTGACATTACCATTAGCAGCAGGAATGTTTACATTGCTGTTGCCATTTGCTAGTACGCCTACGAAGTTGGCTGCTACAACATTACCAGTAACATTTAGTGAACTTAGGTTACCAACGCTAGTAATATTTGGCTGTGCAGCAGTAGTCAATGTACCAGCCAATAGACTTGCACCAATTGTGCCGCTATTTGCATAGACATTACCTGCAGTTGCATTACCTGTTACAGACAATGAACCTAGTGTACCAACAGTTGTCAAGTTTGATGTGACAATGTTTGCGTTTAGAGCAGTACCGCTTAGGTTAGCAGCATTAGCAGTAATTGCTGTATTTGCTGCTGCTGTCAACTGACCCTGAGCATTTACAGTAAATGTAGCAACATAGTCGCCATTACCATATGCACCTGCTGTTACAGTAGTATTGCTGATGCTGAACTCAGTACCGTTTAGTGTTAGTCCTGTACCTGCTGTATAAGTACCAGCACCACTAAATTGATACCAAGTAACTGGACTTGTGCCAACAGTAGTTACTGGATCAGTCATCACCCAACCAGTATCATTATATAATGTACCTGCACTGACAAATGTGAAATCACCACCAGCCATTTCTGTTGGCGTATCGAAGTCAGTTGCTCTTGTTAGAACTGTGCTGCTCGTATATACATAGATACCATTATGTGCTGCGTTTGCTTCGTTCTTGACAAGAATTCTTGTACCGACATTAGCAATGTTTACACTGTCAATAGTTGTATAACTACCAGTAGTTACAAGATTTGCACCTACGCCTGCTGTACCGTTGTTATATGTAACAGTACCACCTGACAATACAGCAAGAGTATTTGGTGTTGCTGCTGCGCAAGGTGCATGTATGTGCAGACCTTCAACCGCTGCGTCAACATAACCCTTAGTTGCTGCATCAGTGCTTGCTATTGGAGTAGCAACATTGCTGATAATCTTGTTCCAAACATCAACCGTACCGTTACCGGTTGGTTTTAGTTCGATGTCTTGGTCAACGCCTACTGCTTCAATAGTTACACCTGTTGTATTTCCTACTACACGGTTTGTAACAATATTTGCAGCAGTAGAAATGTTGCCAGTAACATCAAGTGATGTCAATGTACCAACACTTGTGATATTTGGTTGTGCTGCTGTTGTTAGTGTGCCTGCGAAGAAGTTCGCAGTGACCAAATTACCTAAGTTTGCATTTTCTGCACTGATATTGCCAGTAACTGACAACAAGTTGCTTGTTTTGTTGAATGTAAACGCATTACTTCCTGCCAATAAATTTGCATCATTAAATATGATGTTTGTATTAGAGCCAGGAGCAGTGATGTTACCACTTATGTTACCCTGAACATTACCAATGAATGTTGGTGCACTTACATTTCCAGTAAATGCAGTTAATCCGTTAGCATAGAAGTTTACGGCATTGCCGTTTACAGTAACTATTAAGTTGCTAGTTCCAGAATTAATTGCACTTGTATTTAGGGTACCGATATTAGCATTACTTGTTACAGATAAGTTTCCGCCTGTGCTTAGATTACCTGCACTTGCGTTTCCGCTTACAGTTAGATCAGTTAATGTACCGACACTTGTGATGTTTGGTTGTGCATTAGTATATACTGTACCAGCAACAAGTGCATTTGCTACTTGACCAGTAATATTACCTGCTGTAATATTGCTGATGTTTCCACCTTCACCCTTTAGTGTTAGTGCAGCGATAGTACCGGCATTAGCATAAACATTGCCAAATATACCATTACCTGTTACATCTACATTTGATAGTGTACCAACACTAGTGATATTTGGCTGTGCATTTGTGTACACAGTGCCAGCAACCAATGCGTTGCCAACTTGACCAGTGACATTAGCACCTGTCAATGAACTCAACGCGCTACCGTTACCGCTTACATTTGTGAATACACCGTTTGCTGCACCAATGTTACCAACATTAGCGTTACCAGTAACACTTAATGAACTTAGTGTACCAACACTAGTGATATTTGGTTGAGCAGCAGTAGTCAATGTACCTGCTAATAATGAAGCACCGATTGTGCCGCTATTTGCATAGACATTGCCAGCAGTTGCGTTACCTGATACAGTTAGTGATGACAATGTACCAACGCTAGTGATGTTTGGTTGTGCGGCAGTTGTGACTGTTCCTGCAGTACCTGCAACAGCAACATTCAAGTTTGCAACTTGCGTAGTTGATGTGACTACGAACGGAGCAGTACCTGTTGTGACATTTGATATCAACTGAGGAGCAGTGACATTAGCACTTGCTAGTACCTGTGCTGCGCCCAAATTACCAACATTAGCATTACCTGTTGCATTCAATGTACCTGCAACATTGATACCAGTACTTGTGATTACTAGTTCGTTTGGTGTTCCACCTGCTGAGATGTTGATGTTGCCGTTAGCACTAGGAATAGCGATGTTTGAATTGCCGTTAGCAAAGATACCTACAAAATTGCCTGCTGTCACATTGCCGGTAACTGCCAATGATGACAATGTACCAACACTGGTGATATTTGGCTGTGCGCTTGCTGCTGTTGTTAGTGTACCTGCTAAGAAATTAGCACTTACTAAGTTAGCACCAGAAATAGTACCGCCTGCACCGTTGCCGATATTAGCATTACCTAAAACAGTCAAATCACCGGTAAAATTACCGTTACCTGAATTTAGATTACCTACATTAGCATTACCGGAAACAGTTACGCTTGTTAATGTACCAACGCTAGTGATATTTGGCTGTGCGTTAGTAGTTACTGTACCTGCTGTTGTAGCAGCCCCAGTCAATGCACCAACAAATGTAGTTGATGTAACGCTTGATAAACCAGTTACTGTTGTTACTGTTGCACCAAGTGTCAATGCTGTATTACCTAATATAACATTTGAGTTGGCCAATCTTGCTTGAGCTAATGTACCACTTGAAATGTTACTTGCGTTTAGTGCAGTCAAGCCACTACCATTACCTGTAAATACGCCTGTATTTGCTGTGATATTAGCAGCAGTAATATTGCCGTTTACGCCTAAACCAGTTAATGTACCAACACTTGTGATATTTGGTTGTGCTGCTGTCGTTAATGTTCCGCCTAATGTAGTTGCTACAACGCCTGTTGCGCCAAGATTACCAACATTAGCATTTCCCGTTACGCTTAATGCGCCTCCGGTACTTAAGTTACCTGCACTTGCATTGCCAGTTACTGTTAGTGAAGTCAATGTACCGACACTGGTGATGTTTGGTTGTGCCGCATCTGTTACTGTATTTGCTGTGCTTGCATGTGTTGCATTTGCTACAGTACCTGTGACATTAGCACCTGCAAGATTTGTTAGTCCTGCACCATTGCCAACATAAACACCATTTGCTAATGTGATGTTTGAACCATCTACGCTTAGTCCTGTCAATATGCCTACACTAGTGACATTTGGCTGTGCAGCAGTTGTCAATGTACCCTGTACAAAGTTTGCAATAGCCAAATTACCAAGATTCGCATTACCTGATGTGATATTACCTGTGACACTCAATGCATTTGATATAGAGACTGTGTTAGTTGCATTACTGAACGAGAATGCATTGCTTCCTGCTAATAAGTTACCGTCATTGTATATGATGTTTGTGTTAGAACCAGGAGCAGTGATATTACCGCTTATGTTACCTACGACATTACCAATGAAGTTTGGTGCACTTACATTTGCTGGGAAAGCAACAACACCGTTAGCATTGAATACTGTTGACTGACCATTAGCAGTAAGTGTTAGGCTGCTAGTTCCAGTATTGATATTTCCAGTGTTTAATGTGGTTACATTAGCATTACCCAATACTGATAATGTATTGCTCGTAGAGTCGAATGTGAAATTCGCACTGGCACCAAAATCATTATTGTTGTTAAATTGTACTTGTGTGTTGCTGCCTGCAGGTTGTTGTAAATCCCATGGACTACCATTAGCATATAATAGGTTGTCTGTGCGGACATTGCCTGCTGCCAATGTGTTAGTAACATTAAGATTTGACGAAACATTAACAAAGTTTGCTAATGCAAGGTTACCTAGATTTGCGTTTACAGATATTAAGTTACCGGTAAAGTTTGCAGTGTTACCTGTAAAATTAAGATTTGCGTCGATTACATTACTCGGGGTTTCGCCTACTGAGAAACCGCCAACTGAATTAAGTGGTTTTAGTGCCATGTGAATAGTCTCCGATTTGTAAATTTATTTATCATTTATTAGGAAATATATGTGGTTATGGACATTTTATGTGCCGTAAAATTGGCAGAATTCGGTGAAACTAATAGTTTTACAGTTGATGGAACTATTACATTTCCCGTGTCATATACCACCTGATAATCTCCTATGTACCCATTTATTGGTAAATTGCTGTATTCCACATAATTTACCTGCTCATCACAAACAACTGCTGAGATTTTCACGAAATTTCGTATGTTCCCAGAAGTTGAAATAATAGTAAAGTCTATTGCTGCTAAATCATCAGCTTCAATAGCAATCAAAGTTTGATTTGGTATGTCAGTATTTGTTGTTGCGGCGAATACCCTGCTTTGACTAAATTGAAATACACCTGAACCCATAGTAAAACTATTGGCTATTAGGTTTCCTGCAACACTCAAAGTGTTGGTAGTGTTGTTGAATGTTAAAAATGCACTACCATCAAATATGCCGTTGTTATTGTATTGAATTTGTGTATTGCTACCGCCAGGACTACCATTGCCGCCGCTTCCGCCTACGCTCCAACTTAAGTTACCTGCTCCATCAGTAGTTAATACATATCCATTTAATCCACCCGAAATGTGAAGATTACTTACATTTCCTAAATTGACATTGGCAGAGTTAGATGCGTTTAGTGTGCCATTGACTATTAAATTGCCCGTTGTACCTATAACTGTGCTACCATTTAGGTTAGCATTACCAGTAACAGCAAGTCGTGTACTGTTTACAGAACCTGGTGTACTTAAGTTTCCGCAAGATAGGTTGCCTGTGACACCAAAATTGTTGCTAACCGATAAGTTGCTAGTTTCTATGTTACCGACAACTACTAAATTTGTCAGGTTACCAACACTAGTGATGTTTGGTTGAATGTTACCCCTAACTGTATTTGCTGTTTCTACTGACAAGTTCGCTACAGGGGTAGTACTGATGACTTGTAATGGTGGTGTGCCTGTGCTTACATTAGAAGTAAGTGTTTGTGCATTTACCATTCCTGCAAAATTTGCATTTCCGCCAACAAACAAATAGTTCGTAGTCTTGTTCCATGTAAATGCGTTGTCTCCGCCAAATGTGTTACCATCGTTGAATTGAACATATGTGTTCAATCCACCCGGGACAACTGTATTACCACTAGATTGTTCTACCCAACTTAAATTACCAACACCGTCTGTGCTTAGTACATAATTTGGGCTACCACCTGTTATAGTTATATTTGATATACTACCTAAATTAGATAAACCATTTACATTTAATGATGTCAATGTACCTACAGTAGTGATATTTGGCTGTGCATTTACGGTAACAGTGCCTGCAACAACGGCTGCGTTTGCTAGATTTGCTCTATTAGCATTGTTTGCTAAGTTAGCAGTGTTGGCTATGATTGCACTATTCGCAACACCATATAGATTTCCTACAAAGTAATTTGCTGTAACCGTATTTCCTAGTGTTGTATTACCACTTACAGTCAATGATGTTAGTGTACCAACGCTAGTGATATTTGGCTGTGCTGCATAGGTTACATTTCTAGCAAGATTTGCTAATCCAAACAGATTACCTATAAAATAATTTGAAACAACTTGATTGCCTAATGTAGTATTGCCAACAACTGTTAGACTTGTTAGATTACCAACACTAGTGATGTTTGGTTGTGCGTTTGTGTAAACTGTACCAGCAACAAGTGCATTTGCTACTTGTCCAGTAACATTTGCACCCGCTACATTGTTGGCGACATTAGCGAATGCTACTTGACCCGTGACATTAGCGCCTGCTACACTGTTTGCTACTGCTGCAAATCCTACTTGACCTGTGACATTGGCGCCCACTAAGCCAAATAGATTATGTCCATTACCTGCAAAATAATTAGAATTGATCCAGTTAGCACTTGTTATGTTGGCTGTTAGTGTGATGTTTGATGCTATGACATCTGTTACTGATAATGTGTTATAGATCGTAGCATCTGTTACTGCTAAATTCACACCGGTAATAGCATTACCAGCAGCTATATTATTTGCAATACTAAGAGTATTACTGACTTTGTTATAAGTGAATCCTGCATCACCGCCAAAACTTCCTGCATCATTGAACTGTACTTGACTATTTGCTCCACCTGGACTACCATTTCCACCATTTCCGCCACTACCTGGTGCCCAAGTTAGATTGCCTTCACCGTCTGTTTGTAGGAAATATCCGTTATTTCCACCTAGTATAATTATATTACTAACATTGCCTAAATTAGCACTATTACTGACTTGTAGTTTACTTACAGTTACTAAACTAGTAGTGCTATTAAAAGTAAATGCTGAACTTGCACCCAAAAGTCCGTTGTTATTATATTGTACTTGTGTGTTTGAGCCACCAGCCCCGATACTTAATGGGTCGCCGTTGGCATACAAATAACTATTTGCAAATACACGGTTAGCAGTGACATTACTGTTTGGTGCATTAACATTTGTTACTAAATTACCACTATTATCAATAGCAACTTTAGGCGGTATGCCTACGCTATATCCACCCAAAACATTAAACAGTTCAACATTGGCCATGTAGAAGTAACCCTATAATAAATTATTTATCGTTTTTTTACAAATATGGGCTTGAAAAAAAGCACCATGGAGAACTTTTTTATAAATATTTGTATGCTTACCAAACAAAAATCAAGACCTGTGTGCAGTCATTGCAATTTTGCATTAGCAAAACCAAACGGCAAAAGTAAATTAGGTTATAAAAAATGGCACAAATACTGTGTAGATTGTAGTAAGGCTTTATATAGCAAAAAATATAAACACTTGAGACACAAAAAAATAAAATGCGAGAGTTGCAATTTCGTACCCGAAGATTTGTGTCAACTTGATTTAGTATATAAAGATGGAAACAAAAAGAACAAAAAAGAAAGCAATCTTAAAACAATGTGTGCCAATTGTAGTAGACTTTATAGTAAAAAAATAAAACGCGGTAAAAAGTCAATAATGAATGTTACTGTTGATATGGATAT